GAGTAACAATATCAAATCTGCCTCTGCTGCCTTACCTGTTTTAGATCCCTCCATCATGGACTGATCAAGAACAATTCGTCCTTCTGCTTCAGCAGCTAGTTGTGACATGTAGAAGATAGCACACTCATGTTGCTTGGCTATCTGTCTAGCGTGTATTGCATTCTGCTTTAGTAACTCATGTGTACTTATTGTTGTAGAAGTTTTAGCAAACTTATCGCCCATGTCAAGTATTAAAACGTCAGGTTTGTATCTTTTACACACAGCCTCTACCCAATCCATAGTCTTAGCAGTAGCATCTGTGTGCTTCACATTCTTAGACTTCTCTCTGTACACCATGAGATTACTGTCTACATCATCCAGTATCTCCTTACCTGTCCTACCTGTAGCTGCATTGATGTATCGCATACGCACACGTTGGACTGACTCTTCATTACATAACACAGCCACGTTAGCACCCTGATCTGCAAAGCCACCATCACCCATAACTAAACTTGCATGGAAGCTAGTTTTACCTGTGTTGGATCTAGCACCTACTGTGATGAGATGGCCCTTACTTACACCAGATACTCTACGTGCCAAGGTGCGTATGTTAAACTTCCATTGTGGGTCCATGCTGTTTTGCTTTATCAGTGTAACCATGTCTGTCTCATCCCAATTAACCTGTATGCTAGGAATAAAATCATCTGCATATGTATCTAGTAGATTACGTAACGGTTCTAATGTGGTGGCATCACCATTAACAAAATCAAAACCTAAGTTAGCTACCTCTTCCCCGACAACCTGTCTAAACAACGTGCTCATAACATCACGTGCTATACCTTTGTCCATTAGTTGCTGTTGCTTTAACTGTGCAAACATATCTGCAAACACAGACTTCTGTGCAGTAGTAAGCGTAGGATTAGCAGATAAAAAAAGTGCCTCAACTTCTTCTGGTGAGACACTACGTTCATAGTTTTCCATAGCGTTATCTATTGCATGTTTAATCTTCTGGACATCCTTAGTGAACAGTTTGTCAGGACACCTTGTACCTTTGTTACCATCATAAAAATCTTTGTCCATAAGATTTCTTATTAGAGAAAGTTCCATCATTTCTCCTTTCAAGCCATGTTAAGTAATTCTATATCCTTGTCATTTCCATACTTCAAATCATCCTTCAACATCAGGATCTTAACTTTCTCTACTACACCCTTCAACTCCTTTGCTACCTGTAGTGCTTTGTTTACTGCATCCTTATCTAAAGCAACCAATGCTGTAGAGAATTGTGATAGGTACTGCTTTTGTTCGTTAGACATTGATGTTCCCATTAATGCTACACCTGTATGTCGATCATCTCCAACGACAGCAGCACTTATACAATCCTCCACAACAACTGCCACCTTACCATAACCGTGAACATATGGCAACCTATTATTTCCATATCGTTTCCATTTAGGCAAACGCCTACCTATTGCTCTACCTGTAGCGTCCACCGTAACACCACCATGCACTACAGGAAACACAACTCTGTGCTCACGTATGTCATACATCAAGCCATGTCTGTTTGGTGATAGGTTCCAACCAAATGCCCATGCCATTGCCTGTTCATACTCACTGCTTAAAGGCACTATGTTTAGTGGCATACAAAAGTCTGTGGTGTAGTTTTCTTCTGTCATGTTTAACCTCCTGTATATAGACTCAGCAGACATTCTCATTTTGTGTGTACCTCTTACATTGCACGATGCTTTGTAACAGTTCCACAGCAGTTGTCCATTGTTGTTGGTCACTGTAAATGTTTTACGTCCTTTACACTCAGGACAATCCATCCTAATTGTTTCAGACTCCTGTATGTCTAAGTTTTGGATGAAGCTATACATTTTTGATGCTCCTGTAAATACTTTATCGCTCTTTTAAAAGTATCAATATCGTTGTTAAAATTACCTAAGTCTCTATTACATTTTCCACAAAGCCAACCTCTAAACGTACCAGTATCGTGACAGTGATCTAACACCCATGATTTTTTACTAGCACCTTCGGCTGCCTCTTCTTTATTACGTAAACATATAGGACATACGTAGTCATCATCAGGCATACCGTAAATGCTACGTAACTTCTCTACCTCTTTCTGAAGTTTAGCTGTGCACTTTTTACATTCGTTTCTAACTTTGTATAACTTGTCTGGTGACGAGGGAAAAAAGGACACAGGTAAGTGCTCTTTACACTTGGTGCATGTTTTTCCTCTACCTCCCTCTAGTTTAATTAGATCACTAGGAGTAAATAAATCTTTTTGCATATTACTCCTCCTTAAATTGTTGCCTCGCAGTCAGCGCACTGTTGGCACTAAGATATGTATTCTTAATGTACGGTTTCACTGACTGTGGGTTGGCGTGACCTGTCACCGACATGATCTGTGGCAGTGGCACACCTGCCTCTACCATCTCAGTTGTACCAGTTCTACGTAGATCCATCAAGCGTAATTCTTCTGGCAGTTCAGCCTGACGCATGATCTTTCTACCTATCTTAGACAACCTCTCCATAGAGAATGGTCTGTACTCACCGTCCATAGGTGTAGGCATGGGTGCTACATACTGTTGAAAGTCAAAGTCGTTGCGTTGTTCTTCCAACATCTCAAGTAGTCCATCTGATATGGGCAGGTGCACAGATGCACCACGCTTAGACTGCACTAGGTCTAGCCTCTTGTTGCCGAAGTCTATACTAGACCACTCAAGCACTCGCATGTCACCCACACGTTGACACCACTCGTATGCCATCTGCACTATCAGTCCTACGTTACGATAAACAAAGTCACCGTAGGCTACGTTAAGAAACTCACGCACCTGATCCTCTGTCCATGTAACTTTACGTGGGGCAGGAGTGATCTTTCTGACCAATGTAAACGGATTGTTCTTCACGTACTCCATGTCCAACCCATATCTGTATGCTCTACCTGCTACGACAGAGACATGATTAGCCAACTGTATACCTCGTTTAACCCATTCTTCATAGGCTAGTCTAGCATCCTTGCCTGATACAGCATTGGCTGTTTTCTCACCAAAGGTATCTGTCAATACTTTTAAGAACCTTTTGTAATCTAGCTGTGTTCTATCACGTAGCCGATTAAACTCTGGTGATTGCACATACAAGTTGACTAATCGTTTTACAGATACTGGCCTCATGCTCTTTCCACTTCCTCCTGTTGCATCTCTTTGGTGTATAAACCTATGTCAGGATAGTGTACACCCACTGATCGCTTGGCATTGCCTTGCTTATCGTAGGCCATGACTGTGCACTTTCTTATGACAGTGTGCTCTCTGTCCTGACCGTACACACTGTCCAGCCACAGACCAGTACGCAAATAAAACTTCATATTATGTATATACATATCAATGATGTTCATCTCATTGTTAAGTTTTTTCTGCATAGCTTTGTCTCTTCTACAGGACATCTTCAAAGATGATAGCACCTCTTCGTTGTGCTTAATCCATGACTTAACTTTGTCCATGCTTACTGGATGTTTACTGTCTAGACTACGCACACTTTCATGCACACTAAGGTTAGCAGGTTTACGTTTGGCTGCACGTGCTTTCTCAAGACGTTTAGCTGATGCCTCTCTCTGTTCTTTTGTCATTGGCTTACGCATAGTAACCTCCTTTACATTGATAGGTTTTGTAGTTTCATTACTGCTTTAGATCTTTGCTTACGCTCCGTATCACCTAGTGGTATCAGTCCGTAGTCTGTTAGATAACCATCAGGACCAGTGGCTCTATCTGATACAAACATATCTACATACTTCCTTAGTCCTCTGATTAGTCCAATGTTGGACTTCTTTACGTAGAAGTATAGTGGTCTAGACACAGGGTACTTACCTGATGCAATGTTCTCAAACGTAGGCTTGTGTCCTTGAACAATGCTACCCTGTATCTTGTCACCATTCATGTCTAAGAAGCTGAACCCAAAGATACCAAGTGTATGTGGATTAACAGTTAGTTTGTGCACGATCATGTTGTCATTCTCTCCTGCCTCTATGTATACACCATCCTCACGTATGGTATGACACAGGGATTTATATAACATCTTGTTGGTTCGCTTCAATGCTTTGATCCACTTAAATGTTTTACATCCTCCTTCCATTGCCAGTTCAACAAATGCATCACGTGTTCCTGATGTAGGTGGTGGACCTAACACTTCGATCTTAGTGGCAGGTAGCATTGGGTTTACCTGCTTCCATGTTCTGTATGGGTTAGGCATTGTCTTACCATCTTTGGTAGGCACTTCTTTTGCTAGTGCCAAGAAGATGTCACGCAATGACAATCCAAATCTTTTTGAGTTTCTACTGTTTGCTAACACGATACCATCATACCCCACCTTTACTTCCAGTATATTTCTTACACCGTTTCTCTGGCACATGTCAAACTCTTTCTTCTTGATGCGTCTAGAAGCATTGGTTACATCTGCATAACGCAAACTTGTACCAGAACAAAAGATCTTCATGCCACCACCTGAACCAGTGCTTTCAATTATAGGTGTTTTAAATGGTGTAGACTTACCAAACTTTTCAGCGACGATTGTTGCGAATGGGTACACAGTAGATGATCCTACCACCCTGATCTGCTCACGTGCAGATGCTATACCCATAGACACAGAAGTAATAAAGTAAGTTATTATTAAAGTTAATATTATATTATACATATTTATATATACTCCTTATGTAAAGAAATAGATCCTTGCCATGCTTGTAGCTAGTGTAGCTAAAGCAAAAGTATTAATCACCATCAAGGCTCTATCGTTCCACAACAT